GCCAACAGATCGAGCTGGGCGGGCTGCAGCAGATCGAGCCAAGCTAGGATAGCGCGGCGCTCACGCTCCATGCTTGAGGCCTCGTGGCCCATCCTGGCGGGCGCGATGTAGAGGCGCAGGCGGGCGCTGGCGTGGGCAATTGCCGCGTCGCGCGTAGGGAAGGCCTGATTGCGATCTGAGATCGGTTCGGCGTGGCCCCATGCGCTGCCCGTCGTGAAGCAGAAGGCCATGCTTGAGCGCCAGCCGTCGGGCGTGTTCGCGACCCGTATTTCGGCTAGGGCGCAACCGCGCCACTTCGGCTTGCCGTTCGGCAGTTCGACGACATCGCGGTCCTCGTAAACACCGTGGGCGTTGCGCGTGGCGAACTTGCTCATGCCTCGTCCTCACCGATCGCCAGCGCCGGATCGGGCGTTTCGATGGTCAGGATCCAGTCGTTGCCGTCCTCGGCCTCGATCGCGATCTCATCGCCGTTGACGCGGCGAATCGCGGTGGTCGGGAACATGTGCGCGAGGGCAGCCGCTATCTTGTCGGCGAACGCATCGAGCGACAGATCGGCGGGAATGGTGGCGTGCAGGGTCATATGGCGGCTCCAGTGCCGAGGCGGATCAGCTCGGCGATGCGGCAGTGGCAGTGGTGCGCGAGCATGCTGGCGCGGGGGATATCCGCCTCGGCGATCATATCCTCGACCGCGAGGACGCGCTCCAGAGACGGGCGGAGGGGCGCTTGGGCGGGCGCCGGCGGTGGCGCTGCAGCGGGCGGCGCCGCGGCGGGTTGCGGTGCGGCCATGCGCCCGGTGTCGGGCGGGGTGGCCTGATCGTTCAGCCAGGCGAGCAGGCCGGGCTTGTCGGTCGGCACCTCGATCTCGGCCCAGTCCTTGCCCGCGAGCGCGCGGGCATCGGCCTGGGTGCCGGTCCATTGACCGGCGCCGGTGCGATACAGCCTCACAGCAGCCTCGGTTCGTTGGCGGCGACGAACAGCGGGAGGTGGCCCGCGTCGGCCTGGTCGGCGATGATGCGGCCCGGCGCGGCGCGCTTCGGGCTGGCGAGGCGGAGGGCGATGCGCTGGTGATCGCCGCCGACGAACGCCCGCGCCTCCGGCGTGCCGATCCATTGCGCGTCGTACAGCGCGTCCATCTGCCCCGCCTCGCGGCAATCGCGAAAGCGGCTCACGCTGCGATCTCTTCGATTTCGGCGATCAGCCAGCCGTTGACGCGCAAGGTTTCGCCGGTGTCGGCGCAAATCGCGTCGAAGGTTCCGTCAAGGTCTGCGTCCTCGGATACGAACACATCCAAGTCATTGATCCCATCGGTCATGAAATAGCGGGTCATTGGGTCGGCCTCCATTTGCCGTTACGATGCGTGGCTGCATCCTGAGCGGGTCGAGGGTGGCCCCGACCCGCTGGGGATGCGGTCAGGCCGCGAGCTGGCGCATTCCTTCCGCCAGCACCCACAGGCCGCGATTGACCTTGATGTTCTGATCGATGCCGGCGATTTCGCGGGTGGTGGCGCGCCGTCCGTTGGCGTTGCGGCCCTGCAGCCCGCCACGGATCATGTTTTCCTGAACGCGGTTGAGCGTGGACCACAGGTCCGACGCCTGATCTTCGCGGCGGCGCGGGCGGAGCAGCTGGGCGGCTTGGATCGGCGCGGCCTGCGGGTCGTCGTAGCGCATCGCCATCGCGGCACTGGCGAACAGGCGCTGATGCTCGCTGGTGAGCTGTAGCGCCTCCATGCCGTCGCGCTGCTCGGTGGCGCGGTCGAAGCTCTCCAGCACGCTATAGGCGCCTTCGATGACCTGACCGATGACGTCGCCTTTGTGCGGAATGCGGAAATCGCCGAAGGTGTCGCCGCAGACCATGCCGTTCTGACAAACGAAGCGGAACATGCCCGCGAGCATTTGATAGCTGCTGCTGCCATCGTGGCTATTCAGAAGAATTACTTCGTTCGCTTCGTTGCCCGCGATCTGATCGGCGTGGCGCATGCGGATCATGTGCTTGGTGTGATCGCGGCGGTCCGGGTTCCGGGTGCGCGTCTGGCAGACCATGAACGGCTCGAAGCCTTCGCGGCGCAGGCCGGTGAGGACGTCGATGGTCGGAATGTAGGTGTAGCGGGCCGAGCGGCTGTCATGCTGCTCGGCGGCGAAGATCGAGGGAGCGACGCGGGCGATCTCGTCGTCGGTTAGCGGGCGATTGGCCCGCAGGACCGGTGCGCGCGATGAGAAGCGGCTGGAAAGTTGGTAGTGCATGTTCGGCCTCCGTTTTGCCGTTGTGCCGTAGTGGCGAAAGTATCCATATAGTGTACTTTATGGGGCGTCAAGCGGGTAAATTCGAGGGGCTTCTCTGCCTTGGAAGTCTCTCGCCGCGCAGCGCCGCAACGCGGCGCGATGCGCGCGGCGGCGCTCTGTCCTGACCTATCCCGGAGGGCAAACGCTTACCGGACCTGCATTCTTTGCCCCGACCCCGACCCGATGATGACCAGCAAGGAAGCGAGCGCGCTGGCTGCCTTCAACTCGGGTCGGGGGGTGTTCTGTGTGTTCTAACCGGCGCGGCGATGTTCTACAGTAAAAGCCTTTGGTGTCAGTCGGTTAGCGCCGTGTTCCGGTTGTTCTGGCGCGGATCACGACGCTTCGGGCGCATGCAGTCGCGCGCGCCTCACGCGCGCGCGATGTAGCGCAGAACATGCAGAACACGGGCCTAACGCGTTGATTTCAGGCGCAATTCTATGTCCCTCTATGTTCTAACAATAGAACATCTAGAACAGAGGGCAGGGCCACTTGCGGACAAAGTAAACTAGTCGTAGCTTCTCGATCCCATGGACCGGGGTCTCTCCACGCGATCGAATAAACTAGGGGGCGGATATGCCGCGCCTGCGCTTGATCGGCTCCCGCGACGGGTGTTGAGGGGGCGGGGGGCGGCGGTTCTGGGGGAATTTGGCGGGCGCGGCTTCGTCCAGGCGCTGGCGATCGGGGCCGATCTGGGTCCGATCGCCGGCGGCGCACCGGGATCTCGGATCGACGGTTTTCTGCCGTTTCTTGGGGCGCGCTCGGGCGATGTCGCACGGCGCTATGTCGCACGGCGACGCCAAGTCATTGAGGTAGCGTTGCTTTTCGATGCCAGTTGCCAGATTGCCAATCTGTGCACTGGCGCGGCCCTGAGGCATGGCCTGGGCGCGCTGGGCGCACGGCCGGGCAGGCCGGGGGGGTGCGACCCCCTCGACCCGCCCGCGCTTGGTAACCACGCCCGTCGCGGCAGCGCGTCGCCAGCTCAGCAAAGCGCCCGCCTTTCGCTGGCCTCGCTTCCTTGGAAGTCGGGACCATGGCCAAAATGCGAAAAGTTCGAAGCTGAAAAGCGGGTCGGGGGATTTGCGGCGAGGCGGTTCCGAGCGGTGCTCAGGCCTCCAGCGAAATTCTCAATTTTGCGAACGGGTCGGGGTTCAAATGGCGCCTATCGGTCTGAGCGCGAAGCGGAGACGCTGACGCTAGGGCTGGGTCAACATCGTGTCAACTGAGCCTGGATCGATGGAGGCGGCCTTCGCCGAAGCCTGCGGCGATCGGGTAATGGGCGGGGTGAGCGCGGACCAACTCGATATGTACCGGGGGGAGGATGGCAAGCTGCCGTCCGACACGTTCCGGCGGATGCGTATCGAGGCGCGCACGCGCGGCCGTCCGCCCGGCTCGCGAAACCGCGCAAACGTGGATCTGGCGAAGTTGATCTGCCGGGAGGGCGGCGACCCCCAATTGTTCCTGGCTCGCGTGTACGGGACGCCGCTCGACCAGCTGGTCGAGATGCTCTTGGTCGCGGAGGGCGTGCCGGAGCGTGAGGAGCGCTTGTTCGAGCTGATCGGCGCGGCTGAGAAGCTCGTTAACCGAGCGATCGTCGAAAGCTGGGGTGAAGCCAAGCTCAAGGTCGTCACCAAGGCAATGGAGGCGATCGAGCGCGCGGCCTCTTCGCTCAAGTCGAAGCCCGGCGATATCGCGCTCAAGGCGCTGGGGCAGCAGATCGCCGCGGCGAAGGAAGTCTCGCCTTACGTCCACAGCAAGAAGCCGGTCGATGTCACCGTAACGCACAAGCGCAACGTGATCATGATGCCGGCCCCGCAAGCGGCGGTGGACGATCCGATTGATGCCGTGATGCGCCGCACTGTGGAAGCTCTCTCCAACGGGGATATCGACCCAGCCCGGATCATGGATATGCGGTTCGACAGCGTGACCGGCAATTTCGTTGCGGCGGACGGTGGTGGCCTTAGTTCGGGCGACGGTGGCGCGGATGACTGAGCACTGGTTTCCGATCGCGCATTTCGGGACGCTTTCCGACGCCGATCTGGCCGGGCCGTGGGAAGGCGTCAATGCGAGCCGCGCGCGGCGCGAGCGGGAGCGCCGCGCCGAACTCGCGCAGGCTGCGAGTGTTCCGCAAAAGCGGAACGGCTCGTTCGATCTGAAAGTCGCGCGGTTGAAAGAGCTTCGCGGCGCTAGCGCGCTGCTCGGGCAGGCGCTGTTGGCGAAGGGCCTTGATATCACGACGCGCGCGCTGCGCAACTATCTCGACCTCAATAGGACGCGGGGGTTGGCCCCGGAAACGCTCAATCTCGCAGCGATGGTGTGCGAATATCGCGCCGCGCAACTGCTGAGCCAGGCCGAGCGCCTGCGCGTGCTTGCCAAGGGGGGCGCGGCATGAGCACCGGCGCAGCCTTGATGGGCTTTGTCGGGCCGAAGGCCGAGGCGTTCGTCAACGATCAGCGCATCTTCACCGGGATCATGGGACCGTATGGCTCGGCAAAGACCACGAGCTGCATCCGCAAGATCGTGGCGTCGGCGCTGCTGCAGAACCCCGGCCCCGATGGCGTGCGGCGGGTGCGCTGGTGCGTGGTGCGCGACACCTATGCCCAGCTTGAGACGAACGTCCTGAAAAGCTGGTTCACCTGGTTCGAGCAAACCAAGTCGAACTGGAACGGCAACCGGATGGAGTTCGCCGAAGAGTTCGACGTGATCCTTGCCAGTGGCGAGCCGACGCGGGTGGGAATCGAAGTGATCTTTCGCGCGATGGGCGACCACAAGGCCGAGGACGTGCTGAAGGGGCTGGAGCTGACCGGCCTGTGGCTCAACGAAACCGACACGCTTTCAATGGATGTGTTCCTGTTCGGCTGGCCGCGCACGGGTCGCTACCCGTCGGCGAAGAACGGCGGATGTCAGTGGCGCGGGGTGATCGCCGATTTCAACGCGCCGGATATCGATAACTGGACGTACGACTTCTTCGTCGAGAAGAATTTCGGCCTAACCGAGGATCAGGAAGCGCAGTTGCGCGAGGCGCTCGGCCCGCGCTTCGGGATCGGCTTCTACCGGCAGCCCGGCGGGCTTTCGAAGGAGCCGCCGCCGGAGAATATCCATAATCTTCCGGAAGCCTATTACGAGGGCCTCGCGCTGGGATTCGCCAACAAGCCCAACCATATGCGCCGGTTCGTGCACAATGAATTCGGCGCGGTGTTTAACGGGCAGCCGGTGTTTCCCGAGTTCAATCCCGAGATCCACGTCGCGCGCCAGCGTATCGAGGCGGATCCCAATTACCCGATTCACGGCGGGCTGGACGGCGGACGCACGCCGGCGCTGATCTTCTTCCAATTCATCGAAGGCCAGATGCGGCTGCTCGACGAACTGATCATCTACAACCCCGGCAAGACCGACGAATTGCAACGATTAGGTCCGAACGCCTTCGCCGAGCTGGCATGGGATTTCGTCGGCGAGCGCTATCCGCGCTGCAAAATGGGGACGTTCTTCTACGATCCGGCGATCGACTTCGGACAGGATGATCCCGAGGAAGATTGGCTGCGCTTCTTCCGTAAGCGCTTCAAGGGTGCGCGCTTCCGGCCCGGCGGGCGCGACGGTAACCGGCTGGAGCCTCGGCTGGAGAGCGTCCGCGGGCGGCTGATCAAGGCCCCCGGCGGCAGGCCTGGCTTGATCGTCAATCCCGAGTGCCGCCTGACGATCCGGGCTTTCAGCGCCGGGTACGTGATCGAGCGGGTGAAGCTGTCGAACGGCTCGGGCCGCTTCCGCGACACGCCCACCAAGAACGACTTCAGCCACTGCATGGACGGCGTCCAATATGGCTCGCTCGGCGTCGAGACCTCCGCCGACATTCTCAACGATTTGATTGGCCGCGGACGCGAGCAGGCGCGCGGGCGGGTGAAGCATGGCGGCTATGCCGGAGCAGGGAGGAAGTAAATGGGCGGTGGGTTGTTTGGCGTGCTGCCGGCGGCGGCGACGCTGCTCTTTGGGAAGAAGCCGAAGGCGGCGGCGCCGGCGCTGGGGCCGCGGCGCGATCTGGCGGCGGAGGAAGCGCGCAAGCGCGATGTCATCGGCAAGCGGCGCGGGGTGGCGACGAACCTGATCCTTGGCGCGACCGGCGCCGAATCCTCGGCGGGGGGCAAGACGCAGCTGGGGGCGTGATCCGGGGCGTTCCCCGATTTTTTTGGCAGAGCATGGAGAATTTCGATGGCGAAGAGACAACCGACCAGTGGCGATATGGGCGATCAGGGCGAGCACGATCAGGGTGAGCGCGATCAGGGCGAGCAGGATCAAGGCGACCAGGAACAGGGTGGCGCGCCGGAGTTCTCCCGCCAGCAAGGGACCACGATCCGGCAGATCATCGGCGACGCGCAGCGGGAAGGAATGGATCTGTTGATCGTGGCGATTCTCTCGACGGAGTCCTTCGTCGCGGGCGTGCGCGCGATGGTCGATGAGCATCTGGAGGAGACGCTGGGCAACCGGATCTTCGGCATATTGAACGCGCCGCGTGACGGTGATGCAGATGCGGCGGCAATTGCCGAGCCGCCGGTCTCGATCGCGGATCAGGTGGCTGCCGGCGTGGCGGCTTATCTGGACGAGCATCTTCCCGAGCTGGTCGAAGCGGCGATGCCGGAGACGCCCGACAAGGCGGCGAAGCGGCAGGCGGCGGATGCTGCCGAGGCGGTGGTCAAGCGCGAACGTGCGGACCGCAAGGCGGCGCGGGAGCAGGAGAAGTCGGCGGAAGCCGCGGCGGCCGATCGCGCGAAGCTGGTTGTCGCATCGCGCGAGGCGCGGGCTTCGCTGATCTCGGGCGAAGGATCCGCCGATGCCGAGCCGATCGACCTTGCGACGATCAGGGGCGGCAAGCTGTGGCTGGATGATGGCGTCCACTTTGCGATCGATTTCGGCCGGTTGGTGGGCCCGGGCCAGCTTGAACAGGTGGATGGCGGTCCCGCGCTGCTGCTGCGTTCGCCCGCGATCGATATCGGCGAGGCCATGGCGGAGCGCTTCACGATCGAGGCCGTCGTGCTGCTGCTGGAAGGCGAGGAAGGCCATCGCGTGCTGCGGTGCGCGCTGCCGTCGCCGGTGCTGGTGGGTGGCGGCGCCAAGGCGCAGCTTGGCGCGGACAGCCTGTTGTTTCGGCCGATCTGAGAACTTCGCCGGCGGCTTGCCCCGCCGGCGGAGACCCGCGAGATTGAGGGGGAAGGGATATGCTCGACGCCAAGGAAGCACTCGATGCGCAGTCGCGCATGGAGGGGGCGCGTAGCAGCTTCGACCAGCAATGGCAGGAAGCCGCCGAGCTGTTCCTTCCCCGCCAGGCCGATTTCCCGAGCGGGGGGACGCGGATGCAGGGGCAGGACCGCAGCAACCAGATTTTCGACGAATATGGGCAGCAGTGCGCCGATGACGGCACTTCGGTGTTCGAGGGCAATATCATGCCGCGCGGGCAATTGTGGCAGCTGATCACGCCCGCCGATGACGAACTGGCCAAGCTGCAGCACGTCGCCGCCTGGTATGAAGCGAAGTCGCGCAAGCTGCACAAGTATCGGGCCGATGCGCGATCGGGCTTCGTGCAGGAAAGTAACGAGAGCGCGGCCTCGCTGATGGTGTTCGGCAATCAGGCGATGGAATGCGAGCATCTGGCCGACCCGGTGACCAAGCTCAAGATCGGGCTGCGCTATCGTTCGGAGCATATCGGGCGGGTGTATATCGAGGAGAATTGGCAGGGGCTGCCGTCGCGCAAGCATGTGAAATTCAGGATGAGCGCGGCGCAGGCTATGGACCGGTTCGGCTCGGCGATGCTGGAGCGTGCGCCGCAGGTTGCCAAGGCGGCGAACGGAACGCCGGCGGACAAGGCGCGCGAGTTCGAATGGCTGCGCGTGATCAAGCCCAACCCGAGCGTCGATGTCGAGCGGATGGACTGGCGCGGCAAGCCCTGGACGTGCGGCTTCCTTTCGATCGCAGACAAGGAGTTCGTCGATATCGGCGGGTATCGCGCCAGCCCGATTACCTATTCACGGTTCCGCAAATCGCCGACCGAGACCTATGGGCGCGGGCCGGGAACGGATACGCTGCCGGCGGTGAAAGCCGCGCAGGCCATCATGATCGATCTGATGGTGGCGGCGGAGATGGGGCTGCGCCCGCCGCTCGGCGCGCCCGACGATGCGACCGACATGCTGATCAACTATGCCGCCGGGGAAATCACCTATGGCGCGCGCGACCGGCGCGGCAACAAGATGATCGACGTGCTGTTCGAAGTGGCGGATTCGCAGGGCGCGCTGGGGGTGCAGGAAATGGTGCACCGCGTGCTCGACCGGGCATTCTTCCGCCACCTGCTGTTCACCAATCAGGACATGAAATCGCACGTCACCGATGGCCAGTTGTTCGAGCGGACGCAGGAGAAGGGGGTGCTGCTCGCGCCGCTGGGGCGGCAGGAAGGCGAATGGTTCACGCCGATGCTCGATCGCGAGATCGACAATATGGCGCAGATGGGCGACTTCGACGACATGCCCGGCGAGGTGCGCGAGGCCGGCGGCATCTATGGCGCGACCTATGACAATCCGCTGAACCGGATGCTGCGCGCACAGGCGGCGGGCGGATATTACCGCGCGCTCGACAAGGTGGTGGCGGTTGCGCAGTACCGGCCCGAGGCGCTCGATATCTTCTTCCGCGAATATCCGCTGGAGAAGGCGCTGCGCGGGATCGGCGACATCGAGGCGATCCCGGCGAGCTGGGCGGCGACGACTGCCGAAAAGGATGCGTTCGACAAGGCGGCGGCGCAGCAGAAGCAGGCGGCGGAGATCCAGCAATTGGCGGCGACGCTGGAGCCGGTGGGCCGCGCCGCGCGCGATCTGAGCGGGGCGATGGCGAGTGGCTGACACACCGATCGCCAGGCTGGTCGGCGCGGCGAAGGGCTCGCGCCGGTTCATCGAGCGCGAGATCGCGCGGATCGTCGGCCTCAACCGCGATGCCCGCGAACTGTTTCTCGACGAAGAGGGCAAGATGCGGCCCGCGGCGGAGCGGCTGCTTGGGCGGCTGGCGGCGCATGCCCGGCTCAACGCGATCGGGTTCGATCCCGACGCACGGCACCAGGATTACATGGCGGGGCAGCGCGACATGGTGCGCTTCCTCGGGAAAATGCTCGAGCTGGACGTGCGCCGGCTCGAGGAACTGCAACGCAAGCTGGGAGAATGAACATGGACGGTGAACAGGGCGAAGGCGGCGGTGGCGCCGGTGGCGGCGGCGCGGGTGCCGATGCAATCATTGGCGCCGGCGGCGGAGGGGGCGAGCCGAGCTGGCGCGACACGCTGGCCGAAGAGTATCGTGGCGCACCGGAAATCCAGAATTACGCCACCCTGGACGAGGCGATGAAGGGCCTGATCGAAAGCAAGAAGGCGGCGACGGCGCGCGTTCCGGACTTCAAGAGCGAAGAGGGATTGCAGGCGTTCGCGGCGGCGGTGCGCCCCGGAGATGCGACCGAATATGAGATCCCGGTGCCGGAAGGGCAACCGACGATCCTGGCCGACAAGTTCCGCGCGTTCGCGCACGAGATCGGGATGCCGCCGGCGTGGGCGAAGGCCATCGCCGAATTCAACAACAGCGCCAATGCCGAGATGATCGCGGCGGAGGAAGCCAAGGGGCAGGCCGATGTCGAAACGCTGAAAGGCGCGATGGGGGCGGACAAGTTCGATGCGGCCCTGAAAGGCGTGCAGGCGATGCTGCCGGCGTTTGGCGTTGAGATGCAAGCCGAGGATCTGGCGAAGCTCGACGCGAAGCTGGGCAGCGGCAATCTGCTGAAATTCCTGTTCGAGGTGCAGGCGCGCGTGGGCGAGCCGGGGGTGATCGAAAACACCGGCGGCGCCGGAAACACGGGTGCGCTCAATCCCGCGCAGGCGCAGGAACGGTGGAACCTCGCGATCCAGGACAAGGGCTGGCGCGCGCAGGCCAAGGTTGCCGGGACGCCCGAATTTAGGGAATCGCAGCGGCTGACGATGCTGATCGCGCAGGGCAAGAACGTCCGGCCCAAATAGGGGGCTTGACAAAGTAATCCATTCGTAGCTTTTTCTCGGGACCGGTTCGGGGGGATCGGTCCTGCTTCTCCCCGGTGCAACCGCTCCGCATCCCCGCGTGACCGACGCGGAACCGAGTGCTTCCCCGCCAAAGCGGCGGGCGGCGACGCGGGACGTTCCCGCCAGGACGGAACCGGCCATGCGGCCCGCATCCCCGTTCGAAAATCCACAGATCGTGTATTTTTGAGCGAAAGGGCATTCCAATGGCGGAAGATTGGGCAAATACGGTAGCGACGACCAGCTTCGAGAAAGCGGTCGAGTTCCAGATGATGGAGCTGCACGAAGACTTCGAATCGATGTCGGACTTCAAGGGCGGGGTGACCGGCGAGAAGGTCGAGATCACCGACCGGTTCAGCAAGCTGCGCGCCAAGCGCGTGAAGGAGCGGCTGGGGCGTACCGAGCTGCAGGAAACCGCGGTCGAGCGCCGCTGGATCCACAAGCAGGATCGTCTCGCGGTGCATACCGCGCTCGATGCCGACGACCAGATGGCGACGGAGATCCCGCTCGACAGCCCGCTGGCGGCAGCGGTCGCCTATGGCATCCAAACGGGGCGGCAGGATGAATTCCTGATCGGCTTCCACGGCAATGCCTATGTCGGCAAGGATGGCACCACGGCGGTGCCGTTCAAAGCGGCGAACGTGCTGGCGGCCGACTATGGCGGCACCGGCGGCGTCTACACCGGCCTCAACCTCAACAAGCTGCGCGGGCTGCGCAAGCTGGCGCGCAAGCGGCTGATCAACCCGAAGAAGCCGGGCAACAAGCTGCACATGCTGATCTCGGCGGAAGAGATCGAGGATCTGCTTTCGATCGACCAGTACATCAGCCGCGATTACAATCCGGACAGCCAGAGCAACTACAAGCCGATGTCGTCCGACGCGAAGCAGGCGTTGCAGGACGGCGAGCCGACCGACTTCCTGGGCATTCACTTCGTGCCGGCGGAATTCACCAATTCCGAGGCTTTCCCGGAATCGGCGGCGTTGGGCGTCAACGGCAGCGGGCATCGCCGCTGCCCGGTGTGGATCCCGAGCGGGATGGCGGGCCGGCAGTGGCTGCTGGTCGAATCGCATCGCGACCAGCGCGCCGACCTCAACCATGCGTGGCAGTTCAGCGCGTACACGAACGTCCGCTACGCCCGCGTGCATGAGGACAAGTGCTTCATCGTCGAATGCGGCGATGCGTGATCACCCGGCGGGGCTTCGGCCCCGCCGGGCCCTTCGGCATGGCGTGATCGCGATCGCGCCAGCGCCGGCAACGGAGAAGAAAGATGGCTGATGGTTACGGCAATTATCGCACCGGGGCAGTCGATGGCACGCTGCCGACCCCGAAGAAAATTCCCGGCGCGGTCAATGGCGCGCCGCGCCGATCGTTCACCGAGATCTTCGACATGTCGAAGGCGAACGTCCAGAAGGTGGCGACCAACCGCAACTTCGTCGCGCGGATCCCCGCCGGGCATGCGCTGCAGAGCATCACCGTCCATTCGACGGTTTCACTCACCACTTCGCAGCTCAGCTTCGGCGACGGCACCACCGCCAATCTGTTTGGCGCCGCCGCCGCCTATGGCACCACGCCGGAGGCGGCGCTCTCGTACCTGCGCGTCTCGAAGAAGGGCGTCATCCTGGACGTCGATACGGACATCTGGATGACGACCACGGTGGCGGACCTGCCCGCCGCCGGCACGGTGGTGGTCGAAGTCAACACCTCGGCCAAGGGCTGACCCCAAAGCCGCGGGGCACCCAGCGCCTCGCGGCCCGGCGCCGCCCGTCCAGCGACCACGATCCGGGGGGATTGCGGAACAGGGACGGGCGGCGTTTCCCCCGACAAGCGGAGCCGAACGCATGGCCGACCTTCCCAGCAAGCGCGACGTGCTGAACAAGGCGATGCTGCTGCTCGGCTCGGCGAAGCGGATCAGCGATCCTGAAAACGCCAGCGACAGCGACACCGAAAGCCTTTCGATCCTGTGGGACATCGCACGTCGCGCGGCGATCGTGCTGCACC